ATGGCTCGGGGCGCACAGGCCGCCCGGCGTTGGGGAACGACGCCAGCGCAATGCGCGGTTCGGCGCCGGTGGTCGGTGCGACCGTCCCCGGCGACAACGATATCGAATCGATCCACAGGTTCTTGCTGGCAGATCCCGCGCCCGCCGTGCTGGTGTTCATGAACAACGTGACGACGATGTCTTCCTGCGTGGGCACAAAGTACGTGGGCACCTGGCTGAAGATCGCGCCCTTGTACGAGAGCGGCGTATTGACGTATTCGGTGCCATTCAAAGCGTTGCCGATGCGCAGGTTCCAGGGGAGCGCCGTATCGGTGCGAAAGTCGATGACGAAGATGCATGGAATGCCGGGCGTGACACGGAAATGCCTGAACACCGATTTGCGGACGGTGCCGCTGGTGGACACGGTCAGCCGCTGCGAGTTCACGCCACCTCGTTTCACTGAGGTGTCGAGCGCCAGCGTGAACCCTGCCGATGGCGGCGCGCTCTCCACCGACCATCCATCAGCCAGGCCGTCGGCGTTGCTGTCCACGCGGAACACGCGGAACTTAGGGTTCCCGGCGATGTTGTTGCTCGAGAGCCCGGATGTCGGACGCGTGCCGCCGCCGGATGAGATGAAGAAATTCCGCCCGTCCTTGTCGATGACCTGGTCGGCGCCGCTCGAAAAGTGGCAGCCGCCGATGCTGTTGCGGAATGCGCCGACCTCATACACTGCCGCACCGCCAGCAGGCAGCACGATGGTGGCGCCGGTGCCCGAGTACGTGCCATCCGCCACGCCGGTGGCATCGAGTTGGTAGGAGTTCGGGCCTGCGGCGCTGACGGTCTTGATGCCGTTCAGCAAGGGTTCAGCGCTGACCGTCACGATGACCTCGTCACCGTCAACAAGCCAGTGGCGCGCGCTGTTGACGGTGGCCACGCCTCCCGCCACCACAATGTTCGTGATGACCTGGTTTCGGTTGTTGCCCTCGAACCGTCCGGACGGAGCGTTCACGCCCTGGGCGCCCGACAGACAGTGGATGCCGATACGGTTGCGCTCAAAGGCGGCCAGGCAGGTGTAGTCCGTAAGATTTACACCCCGAAGCCCCTCTCGGTTGGAGTTAATCCTACCGCCCACGACCACCGTCGAGTTCGCATTGTCGATCGCATCAATGCCGATCTTGTTGTTGGCAATTTCGCAATCTTCAAGCGTGGATCTTGTTGTTGGCAATTTCGCAATCTTCAAGCGTGTTGTAGTATCCACCGAGCACACCGGGCGTGGTTCCGCCGTGGACTAGCCCGCGCGAATGGTCGCGCAGCCTAACGCGCCGTAACGTGAAGTTGGAAACCTCGCGCAGATCAAGCCCGATGGCGTTTTCGTTCTGCCAAAGACTTACGTCGGAGTTTCGTAGCGTCATGCTGATGAACTCGACGAACTCTGTTCGGCTTCCGATCTTTCGTGGCTTGAAGCACGCCTTGGCACCTCCGACCATGACGATTTGAACTTGGGCGGTTCCTTCGAACACCTGGTAGTCGTCAAAGAGCAGCGTGTCATCAATCAGGAAGGTGCTCGATCCAATTGACGGAATCAGGAACCTCGCCGCGGCCCCAGCGTTATCTATCATTCGCTGAAATCCTGCACGCTGCTGCGATGGAGACCACAACGGGGACACATAGTCAAACGCGCTGATCGTCTCCTTTACCTTGTCCGCCAGCGTCCTGGTCAACGCTCCGGTGTCGCCGCGCGAGAAGTTCAGCCCAGCCGTGTCGCCGGACACTAGCGCAACGCTGGCGCCCACCGTCCCCTCGATATTGTTCGTGCCGGCCGGCGGCGGGCTGGCGAACGTGAGCTGCGTGCCGCTGACGTCGAAATCCGGCCCCTCGATATTGTTCGTGCCGGCCGGCGGCGGGCTGGCGAACGTGAGCTGCGTGCCGCTGACGTCGAAATTCGCCTTGCCCAGGTACTCGCCGCCGATGTAGATGTCGAGGCCTCCCTTGTTGCTCACCGAATACGGGATGGTGAAGACGGTAGTAACACCGTCACCGCTCAGCGTGAAGTAGCGCGGGGTGGCGTTCTGGACCGTCAGATCGACGATTTCGCGGCTGTGCGCCGCATCAGCGGCCGAGCCGGCGGCCTGATTCTTGTAGTCCTGAGCGAGCTGCGCTTGCTGGGTAACGTTCGCCAGCTGGTCGTTATAGTCGTCGTCGGAGACTACGACGTTGCCGTTTTCGTCGAAGACGATGGCCTTCTTCGCCCGCTGCGTTGGCGGTGGAAGAGCTTGGGCCGTCTCTGGAAACGGAAGATGGATTGCCCCAGCAGAAACCCCGAGGACGGACTGCACCGCCAGCCACAGGCGGTCAAAGTCTCGGTTTACGGTGCGCGCGAATAGATCGCCGTTGGTCTGGTAATCGTTGTCGCGCTTGGGTTTGACACTCAGCGCGATCAGGATCGCAACACCGGCAGCCGGAGGGCTGGTAAACGTCACAGTTCCGCCTGACGTCTCTCCGAGCCCGGTAACAATATAGGTTCCATCGGCCGCAGGAACCCCATCCAGCGTGACGGACAGATCTTCCTGCAGAATACACAGGAACTCGAAGGAAAATCCCGTCGCCACCCCGTTGCCGGTATGCGACGTGTAGGTCGGTTGCTGGGGAACTGCCACGGCGGCCTCGCTCGAAGAACGGGGCCGCCTGGCTCACTGCTCGAGCTCCACTTCGTGGACGCCCCCGGATGGACGCCAATCCTCCCCCGAGTGCCCTGCGGGTTTCCCGACTATTTGACCCACCGTGGTGGTGATCCGCACCGGGGCCTCCAGCGCCGCGCCGGCGCCGCTGTCCAGGTAGTCGTCCGGCTGCACCCGAACCTCCGGGTTCCAGTCCAGCATCTGGTCCCACAGCGGGCCGGTCAGCACGTCGACGTGGGCCCACAGCACCCCGGACTTCATGGGGGGCTCCAGTCCCTCCAGGATCCGGACATTCTTGTTCCCGGCCGCAGTGCGCTCGATGACCCCGCACCGCAGTTGCCGCTGCTTCAGCGCCTGCCGCAGGAGCTGCGGGACGAACGCGCCCACGCCGTTGGTCTCGACATACACCGTGGGGATGTTGAACCGCTCGATCAGGTCGCATGCCTGCATGACCTGGCCATCGGAAATGACGGTGTTCCGGGTGTCCGAGAATTCGGCGAACTCGCCGGTCAGCCCCTCGCAGACGTGCCAGTACAGGTTCCCGGCGGCATCGTCCAGCATCAGCGAAAACGCGCTGGCGTCGCTGGTGATTTTGCCCATCGAGCAATCCCAGTACGCGCGGGCGCTGACGATACGGGTTTGCCCCAACATCATGCGCACCGTCCGGTTGGCCCACTCGATACGGGGGTGGACGTCGTAGGCCTTGATCTTTTCGGGGTCCAATCTCGACTCCTTGATGGGCTTGCTGTGCAGTTGGTACTGGCTATCCCATTCGTTGATGGTTCGACACCGGCCGCGGCGCTTGGCCAGCTCGGCGCGGTCGAAACGCTCCGGCCACGCGCTGGGCCCGTAGCAGTCCACCAGACATTCCGGGGCGGCGGCGAAGATGATCCGGCCATCCTCCAGGCGGTAGTCCGCGCCCTCCTCCAGCAGCCGAGTTCCTTTGCCGATGCCCTGGAACACGAATTCCGGGCGGAACGGCACCCGGTGGCGAACGCCCTTGGCCCATTCGATGCGGTGTTCCTGCTCGAACATCTTGATCGTCAGGCAGTCCGCCCCCATCCGCTCCTGCTCGTCGTACAGGGAGTCGTGGGTGTGCGGCGTGCCGATGTAGAGCTGCCGCGCGCCCGGCACCATGATGTGGGTCTGCTCACCCAGCCGGTACCGCAGCTTCTCCCGGGCCTCCGGCGTCTGGATGTTCTTGGGCACCTCCACATCGTCGTTCTGGCACTCGTCCGCGCGCGCGCTGGTCACGTTGGACAGGATGCCCTTGGCGTACATGCTGGCGTTCCGGGCGTCCATCGCGCCGTCCACCCACCACTGCTCGACCGTCCCCTGGTTCGCCGGCAGCAGGCCGGGCGTCAGCGGGTGATTGCGCAGCACGTTCTGGGTGTCTCGGCTGGTCTTGTAGGCCGTGGGGTCCGACTCGGACTGGTGGAGGATCCGGTACGTCGGGTCGTCGTAGTAGCGCCAGGCGTTGTAGACGGCCAGGAGGGTCGATTTCCCGAAGCCGCGAAAGCAGCGCAGAACCGCCAGCGGGCCGCGATGCTCCATCCAGTACGCGGCGCGCACGTGGATCGGCGGCACCTTCCACCGGCACCGATGGGCCCACATCAGGAAAAAGGCGAGGAAGGATATCTTCCTATGCTTTACCGGTGGCACGCTTCCCCGCACCCTTCGTCAGGCGCTGGGCTTCCTTCAGCACCCGTTCCGCTTCTTTCTCAGCATCGGCCACCTGGCGATCCAGGTCGGCTTCGCGCTCGGCCTCGTCGTTCTGCGCTGCAGGGGCGTTGGCCGGCTGGCTCATGGCCTCTACATTCCGAATCAGGGCGGCCGTGGCCACGGCGTTTTTCTTCACCCAGTACCGGTCGCCCCGGGTCTGCTGGTCCATGTCGGCATGATCCTTGCCGACACCAGGCCAGAAATCCGGGTCAGCCTCCCCAAGGAACACCTCCACCAGCTTTTCGCTCAAGTCCTTGAGCCGCACCAATTGGTCAGGACGCATCATTGCCCTCCAGCGGTTGAAAGATCCGGCGCGCGCTCCGGCAGCGGGTCGCCAGGCGCCCACCAGAAGCCCTGCCCCCAGTCGCGGCGTGCGCGCTGCTTCATCCGCGACAGGTAGCCCGGCGACAGGTTCTCTTGCAGGGCGTGCATGCCCATACGGTCGATGGCGGCGCGGGCGTACCAGAGGTTGATGTATGGCAGGTGCGAGCGCGCCACCTGAAGCCCCTCCGCGGCGGCGTGCGTATCCTTGCCGGCGGCCCCCTGCCAGGCGTTCTCGATCCCCAGCTTGATGACGAGGTCGGCGGCACTGCCGACGGCCGCCCCGCCGATGTTCTTGATGGCGTTGGCCGCCGAATCCCCGAAGCTCTCGGTAGGGTCTACCAGGAAAAGATCGCCGACGATGCCCAGGCCGCCACCCTGGGCCAAGGCGCGCATCCAGAAGCGTGGAGACGTCATGTCGGCCGGGTCCTTTCCTTGCAGGACTTGCTTGGTCTGGAACGCAATGGCACCCAGAGCGGTGAGCGACACGCCGAGCGCCATGCCATACGCCAACTTGTTCGAGATCGCCGGCGCACCATCCAGATCCCGGCTGCCCTCCATCATGCGCCGCCAGTGCCGGGAAATCATGGCGATCGGGAACGACTTGAACTGCATGACGGAGCGCGCAAGCTCGCCCTTCCCCGTGCCACGCTGGGTCCCGCCCCACGTCTGAACGACGCGCGTCGCCAGGTCGGGGTTCATCACGGCATATTCGGACTCGTCGCGGATCAGGCCCAGGACCTTGGCCACCACCTGCGGCGCCGCGGCGTCACCCGTGGCATAGATCGCGTCTGGCGTCAGGAAGTCGCTGTCGCGGAACCGCGTCAACTGCGCTCGCGTCACGACCTCCCAGTCGGCCTCCGTCAGTCCCTTGCGCTGCAGGTGGCTGCGGTCCCATTCGGTCAGGTCGCCCCACTTCGTCTTCGACAGGCGCGCCATGCCGCCCATCATGGTCATCTGGAAGGCGCGGCGCAGGCCGTCCGTCCAGGCGTTCATCAGGGACAACTTCATCGTGCTGTTGGCCAGCCTTCCGGTCAGTCTGCT